GCAAGACCAGCGCACAAGAACCCTCTGGCACTTCAGCATCAAACACCCGAGGGACGCGCAAAGTTTCGGGAAATGCTAAAGAACCGAAAGAACAAGGGCGGCAGACCACTAAACGTACCGGACGGCTACAGTAAGGAAACCATTAAGCCAGTCGTCGACAAAGCAAAAGAGGACGCCAAAAGGGCGGTAAGTATCATGAAGAAAGAATATGACATCGAGGATTCACGCGCCGAAGAGGCCTTGGAAACCGCAGTCGAAATCATGCGTACACCTGTGCACAATAGGGACCGCTTGCAAGCAGCCAAGTTGATCCTGGACTTCACCAAGGTCAAACCTGTCGCTAAGTCTGAGATCACTGTCGGTAAAGCTGAGGAGTTCCTAAGCTCACTGCTAGATACCAATGACGGTGACGAAGCCGACTAAGCCGACGATGGCTACTAAGGAGCAGCTGGCTGAGGTCCGTAAGCGACTGTATACCGACTTTAGCTTCTACGCGAAGGGCGCCCTAAAGATCCGCACTAAGTCGGGTGACATTGCGCCCCTCAAATTGAAACCAGCCCAGGAGATCCTCAACGACGCTGTCACTAAGCAACTAGAGACAGAAGGCAAAGTCCGAGTGATCATTCTGAAGGCGCGTCAGCAAGGTCTATCGACCTACGTTGGCGGCTATCTGTACTTCAGTGTCTCCCAGCGCAAAGCTGCGAAGGCCCTGGTGATTACCCACCACAGTGACTCTACGCGCGCATTGTTTGATATGACTAAGCGTTACCATGAGAACTGCCCTGAAATCCTGAAGCCACACACAAAGTATTCATCCCGCCGAGAGTTGTCTTTTGACGTCCTGGACTCCAGTTACGTCGTTGCGACAGCTGGCGGTGAAGCTATTGGTCGGGGTGAGACCCTGACCCACGTTCATGCGTCGGAGCTTGCGTTCTGGTCTAAGACCACCGCCGCCGACAACTGGAACTCGCTGACCCAAGCTGTCCCCAATACTAAAGGCACCGCTATATTTGTCGAGAGTACAGCCAATGGTGTCAGCGGGATCTTCTATGATCTCTGGAAAGGTGCAGTCGAGGGAACCAATGGCTACGTGCCTGTGTTCATCCCTTGGTTTGCAGATCCAGAGTATCGTGAGACGGTCCCAGAGAACTTCGAGCGAACCCCAGACGAGGAAGAGCTTGCGTCCAAGTATGACCTCGATGACGAGCAGCTAATGTTCCGTCGTCGCAAGGTCGCACAGAACGGTCTCGACCTGTTCAAACAGGAGTACCCCTCAGAGCCTGAGGAAGCCTTCCTGACGACAGGTAGACCCGTGTTTAACCCAGAGCAGCTACAAGCGTCTATGGGTACTACACGGGACGTACAGGAGCGCCTAGCACTCGAAGGTGAAGACTGGCTGAATAACGTCCGAGGTGAACTGACGATGTATCGTCGTCATGACCCGGGCGAACAGTATGTCATCGGTGCCGACGTCGCTATGGGCGTCCGTGGTGGTGACTACAGTGTTGCCCAGGTTCTAGACAGTAAGAAGCGGCAAGTGGCAACCTGGAGAGGCCATGTGCACCCAGACTACTACGCGACTGTGTTGTATCACCTAGGTCAGTTCTTCAACACTGCGTACATCATTGTCGAGAACAACGGTCACGGCCTTTTGACGTGTACTAGGTTGGCTAAAGACATGGCCTACCCGAACTTCTTCACTGAGGTTCAAGTCGACAAGCTGACGGACAAAGAGACCATTAAGTTGGGCTTCAGTACGACAGCAAAAACCAAGCCTCTGATCATTGACGAGCTACGAGCGTCTGTCCGTGAGAACGAGATAGAACTCAATGACAAAACAACGATCCGCGAAATGCTCACCTATGTCGTGACTGAGAGCGGATCTATGGAAGCTGAACCAGGATGCTACGACGACTGTGTCATGTCGTTGGCATTAGCCAATCACGTGCACGAAGGTGCCTGGGAGCCGATAGAGAGTGCAGATGACTATTACATTGAAATGGTATGATCACTATGGATAAACAAGACTACAAAGCGGTGGACGACGATAAATTCGTTACGATCCTCGATGATAACATCCGTAGATCTATCGGGTATTATGACAGTCAGATCAGTCGAGAACGCCGCAAGGTAATCGACTTTTATAACGCTACGCTCCCACGCCCAGCACACGACGGTAACTCTAAGTATGTCTCTATGGACGTCTATGATGCTGTCGAAAGCATGAAGGCTGCTCTGCTAGAGACTTTCAGTACTGGCTACAAGACCGTGCGTTTTGCTGCACAGACTGGTGAGGACGTGCGTATCGCTGAGATCGCTACAGCCTACTGTGACTACGTTGCAAACCGTCAGAACAACCTGTTCGAGGTTATGCAGTCTGTCATCCACGACGGCCTCATTGCGCGTGCTGGTCTTTGTAAGGTTTACTGGGACGAGCGCGAAGACAGCTACCTAGAGCCTATCCAGGATCTGACTGAGGAAGAGTTTGACGCTATTGTTGCCCAAGACAACGTAGAGATCGAGGAAGTCGAGCAAGACGAACTTGGTCTGTACTCTGGTGAGCTTCGCGTCTTCCAGGACACTAGTCAGGTGGTCATTGAGGCTATTGCGCCTGAACAGTTTGTCATTGAACCACAAGCCAAGTCTTTAGATGACGTTGGCTTCTTGGGTCATCGCACGACTATGACAATCTCAGAACTACGTGAGGCAGGGTATGACGAAAAGCTCATTGCTAAGATCGGCGATCACGAAGACGTCGAAATGGAAACCGATCCAGAGGTCCTGGCACGTCACGAAGAGATTGGTCAAGACCGTGGCTTCAACGCTAAAGGTTTCCAGGATCAAGTTAGAAGCATCACTGTTTATGAACTATATATCGACATCGATCTCGATGGCTCTGGAATCGCTGAGACGTACAAAGTAATCAA